ATTTACGTCTATTCGGGCTGGTACGTGGACCCGGCGGACGGCGTGGAGAAACCCATCATTCCGCCAGGCACGGTCATCATGTCGTCGCCCTCTCTTGAGGGCGTGCAGGCCTACGGCGCGATCCGCGACGAGGAAATCGGCCTGCAACCCGTCCCGTATTACGTGAAGTCCTGGATTCAGTACGATCCCAGCGTGCGCTACGTGATGCTGCAGAGCGCACCGATCATGGTGCCTTTCCGCCCCAACGCATCGGTGGCGATCAAGGTCCTTTGAGGTCCGCAGTCCAGAGCGGAAAGTGCTGCGCCCCCGGATCGTTCCGCACTGGGGGTTCGGGGGCGCGGTTGCGATAACTTATGGCGAGCTTCATCAACCCGTTCATTTCGACCTACCTGCCGAAGCTGTTCTGGCCCGCGCAACTGGCCACCTTCGGGCGGCAGGTTGTCTATATGCCGCAGGGCGTCTCCGCACAGGCGGTTACCGTGACGGTCGTCTGGAAGGATGGCGCCAGCGACGAGGACATCTCGCCGGGGCGCTACAGCCACATGGACATTCAGAACTCAGACTTGCCTGGCCCTCCGGCGCTGGGCGACACCGTGCAGAAAGACGGCAAGGTTTACGACGTGGTACGGATCGCCGCCCTGGAGGTGCAGTTCTCGGCCATCGTGCTTCAGGAAGGAGGCGCGTTGTAATGGCGCTCACCGCTCAAATCAACGCCGCCAAGGCCTCGATGAACATCAAGGTGAAGCGCACGGGCCGCGTGCGCCCGCCGAACCTGCCGGATGCGCAACTGAAGGCGATAGGCGACAAGATGGTCGCGGAGCAGAAGGCCCGCTGGGCGCGGCACCAGGATGCGTCGGGGCAGGAGGCGGCGAAGCTCTCCGTCAAGTACGCCATCATCAAGCAGGCCGTGCTGCACAAACGGCCATACCGCGACATGAGCATGACCGGGCGCACGGTGAAGAATTTCCAGTTGCGCAAGGCCTCTGACGGGAAGATCCGCGCCGAGAATACCACCCGGCTCGAAAGGGCGAAGGCGCTTCGCGCCAACAAGTACGACCAGATGATCGGCTTCGCCAACACCGACGCCAAGGTCGTCTTCGACGCCTCGCAGGCCGAATTCGGCCAGTGGGTCAACCGGGCCTGGATACCGCTCGACGGGACGAACCGCCGGCCCTCGACGCTCAACATGGTGCCTTGATGATTAAACGGCGCGATCTGGTGACTGCGATGGCTACGACGCTGGCCAACATACCGGAGGTGGTGGCGGTCCTCTCATCGGTCGATCCGGTGCAGGCCTACATCGATTTCACGCCGCAAAACAATTCCGTGGACAAGGCCATCTACCAGATGCAGCCAGGCCAGTTGCTGGTGGTCTGGATGGAAACCAACCTGATCATCGAGGCCATGAGCAAGTGGAGCCATCGCGTGGAGATCTGCCTGCGGTCGCAGCGCGGGGATTCCGACCTCGATCTGGGCGATCTGATTATGAACGGGATTCCGGTTCCCGGCGACGGCCTGATGTGGCGGCTGTGCCCCGTCATGCCGGGAGTGCTGCCCACGGATGTTCTGGGCATCGCCCGGCGCACCGATTCCGAGGGCGTGGATTACCACGTCATTCAAACCGAAACGGCCGAGACAGGTGACTGGCCATACCCGTAGTTTTTGGAGGATGTAGAAATGTCGTCCAGAGGATTTCAGCCGCCCCCGCCGGGAAACCACCCCGGACAGAAACCGCCTTTGCCGCCCCTGCGTGGGGCAGTACTCGACGCGATCATTCCGCTGGCCGGAGGCCCAACGTCCTGCCCGGCGAACATCCAGGAAACCCGGATTGCGTTCGGCTTCAAGCCGCAGACGGACGTTGCCACCGAGAATCTGCTCACCGAGATGTGGAGCCTGACGAAAGTCAATCCGGCTCTGTCGGTCGTCAATCCGGTCAATGAAACCAACGCCCTCGATATCGGCAAGGGCAACGAGTTTCCGAGTCAGGTATTCCCGTCGCACCAGGACACCAGCGTCGCGCTCGAAAAGTACTGCTCCAGCGAGTTCCTGGCGTGGCTGTTCTGTTTCTCCACCGGGCAGGCGACGAAGACGGCGGCGGGCACCGGATTTACCTATGCGGCCACGCCCAACGATCCCGCGGTTACCTGCATCAACCTGCCGTGCTTTACGTGGGACGAGCAGATCCGGCCATCGCCGAATTCGGTGATCGACCGGGCGCTGATCGGCAACGTGGTGGGCGACTGGACGCTTACCATGTCGAGCGGGCCGGGCCGCGCGAACTGCCGGGTATCCTGCACCCTGCCTGGCTCGGGCCGCGTGCAGAGTCCCGGTCTGACGCCGCTGCCCGCGGTCATCGCGGAACACTTCCTGAACGCTTCCGGCGCCACGATCACGATCAACGGAATCGACTACGTGATGTCGCAGACCTTCATCAGCCTGGAGTTCCGCTGGAACAACAACGTGCGGCTCGATACCGGGCTGTATCCGGGTTCGGGCACGCAGAACGGCTTTGCGGTGCGGGGCCGGATGGAGTACGGGGTCCGCGAGATGACGCTCAATTTCGTGGCGCGGGCGCAAAAGGGAAGCGTTGAGTACAACAACCTGCTGGGGCAGGTGGAAGGTCCGGCGAGCTTCGGCGTCAAGGGCGCTTCCATCGATGGGACCGACTTCCACGGGTTCAACATCACCATGCCGCGCACGATCATGCAGTCGGTCGTGAACGGCGACGACGCCAACATCGTAACCGTCAACTGCGGGGTGACAGCGCTTCAGCCAACCGACGGGGTGACGCCCATTATCACCATGTCGGCCACCACGACGTTCGACGCCATCCTGGGGCTTTAATGCGTCTCCAGCCGCGTAATTTGAAATCGGCGGTCCTTGAGGCCTTGGTCATCGATCAGGGCGTCTCCGTCGAACTGCGTGCGGATACTGGCACCAAAGCTGTTCTGCGCATCGACAAAGGAACTGAAGGTGTAGCGCCCCTCTCCGGCGTATTGAACCTGCTCCTGGTGAAAGATGCAACTCTGGAAATCGGCCGACGCCGGGGACTTCAGGCGATCCTCGACCGCCCGGTGGACAGCCGTACAGATCTCAGCTTCGTGGCCCGCCTTGGGGTCTTTGGCCAGCAGAGCGCGGTGCGCTGCGGTTTCGCGGTCGATCCGCCGGGTGCGCTCATCTTCCTTCACACATCCCGTGCCTATGATTACGACCATCAAAAGTATGAATTTGTGCATATGAATACTATTTTATCTAATCCGCCTAAGTCCAGCCGGATCATGGGGATAAACAATGTTCAATACCGCTGATACCATCACCATCAGCCTGCGCGTCGCGGGAGTCGGCAAGACCGACGTTACCGTGCGCTGGCCTACCGACGATGAATGGGCGACCCACCGGAAGCGCAGCCGCCTGCTGATGCGCCAGTTGGGGCGCGGCGCTTCCGAGTACGACAACGACACCGCGAACGCCGACCTCAAGCTCTACGAGACGATCAAGCTCAACGGCGCACCTCCGTTGTCTACCGGCGAGGCCACGGTCGTCATCCGCACCATCGCCAAAGCGGAGGTGACCAAGGCCGAGCTGGGGGCGGACGAGGCCGAGGCCGAATTGCAGATCCTGACGGGGCGCGTCAACCACACCTTGCGCATCCCCACGCTGGATGAAGTCCGCAAGCTGAATAAATCGACGAAGTACATCACCTTGCAGTACAACACCCAGGAGGTGCGCTCCAGCGTGGAAGCGGGCGCGGCGCTGTACGACGCCTGCGGCGGCAAAGCGGACGGGTATGCCGGCGCGGTGCCGAATATCCACAAGGACGCCGTCATCCGGCAGGTGATCAACGAGATCGAGCAGGAGTCGACGGCCAATTATGACGAAGGAAATTTTTAGCGGGCGGGGGGTGGCCCGAGTACCCTTCGCCCAGATTCATCATTCACCGGATGCTGCGGCGCGACCAGCTTTGCCCAGGCCCCGGCGAGTGCGGGGATGTGCTGATGCGCGATCCTTTCGCGGACGCCAACTCGGAGCCGTGCGACCAATGCCCGCTGGCGCTGCTCGAAGAGTACAAGGCGACCGCCGCGGGCAAGCTGATCGCGCACGCGATCGATCTCGACTTTGCCATGCAGGCGGGGGTGACGGTTAGCCTGAAGGACATCACGTACCCGGAGTTTTTGTTGCTGCGCTACCTGAACGAGGAGCGCCACCGCTATCACGCGGAAGAGAACCAGAAGGCGTCGGAGCGTCATGGCCGCTAACAACATCTACATCCAGGTCGATTTCAACAGCGCCGCCGCGCAGCAGAACGTCAACGCCCTCAATCAGTCCATCGCCAATACCGGCCCCGCCGCAGAGAAGAGTTCCAAGCAGGCCACCGCTGGGATGAACTCTATCGGCATCTCGATTCAGAGCGTGAGCCGGGAGTTCGCCAATTTAAGCAATGCCATTGCAGGCCTCGGGATCGCTAAGGCGGTCATGGCGATGGTGCAGATCTCGGCGGAAATGAGCCGCACGCAACTGGCGATGGTGGCCTTCACCGGGAGCGTGGAGGAGGCCAACAAGGTCTTCGAGGAGGTGCGCAAGATTGCCGCGCAAAGCCCGTTCCGCTTCAAGGACCTGGAAGAGACGGCGCGGCAGTTGCTCGGCTTCGGCATGGCGGCAAAGAACGTGCCCGACACGCTGCGCGTGATCACCGACCAAGTCGGCAAGATGGGCGGCTCGATTGAGAACGTGAACAATGTCGTGCGCCTGTTCGGGCGCATCATGGAAAAGGATTTCGTGGGCGCAATGGACCTGATGCGGGCGCTGCCGCAGCAGGGCGTGCAGGTAATGAATGCGCTGCGGGCGGAACTCTCGAAGTCGCTCGGCCGCCCCGCCGCCGTGGATGACGTAAAGGCGGCGATCAAGGAAGGCCTGCTGGACCCGCTGCAAACCATCCGCACGGTCCTCGATTCGATGCGCAAGAGCGGCGGCTTCGGTGCCGCGCTGGCCGACGCGGCGGTCGCGTTCAAGAATCTGGCCGACGCCGGGGCCAACGCCGTGAGCAAGCTGTTCGGGCCGGATGGCTTCGGGCCGGCTCTCACCAAGCTGGCCAACGATATCGGCAACGTGCTGGCTCCGCTGGGCGGGCTGATCGACTACCTGATGAAGCTGCCCGAGTCCACCAAGGAGACGATCGTCCAGGTGGCGGCGGCGGCGGCGGCGTTCGCTGCGTTGAGCGTGGCTCTGGGGCTGGTGACGAATCTGGCGGGACCGCTGCTCGGCCTGACGGTGTCGATTGCCAAGTTCACCCTCTCGCTGGCGGCAATGAACCCGGAACTCCTGATTACCGCGGCGGTGATCGGCGGGCTGGCATTCACGCTCTATAAAATCATCCCCGAGTTCAAGAGCATGATCGACAACTTCGTCGGAGGCCTCGTCGACAAGGTCAAGGGCGTTCTGAGCGGTCTGGGCGAGGAGGGCAAGAAGTTCTTTGCAGGCATATTCAAGGGCGGCGAAGCGATCAACACCGACGACATCCTCAACCCGGCGGCACTCAAGGCGAAGTTCGACGCCCTTTTGCTGGAGGAACAGAAGCACGCCAACGAAGCGCAGCGCACCCTGCTCGAGGCGCTGGTGTCGCCCGTCGAAGCCGTGCAGATGAAGTACAAGACGCTGTTTGCCGAACTTGAAACAAAGATGCAATTCCTGAAGGAGGACCAGAAGAAAGCCCTGCACGATGTCCTGCAAGGCGCGGAGGACGCCGAGATGGCGGGCGCGGCCTACAAGGAGCATAAGAAGCAACTCGATGAATTGACCCGCTATCAGGTGGAGAAATCGAAGGGCGCGACCGACGCGCAGATCGCCTACATCGAGGCGCAGGACGCGCAGGATCTCCGGGGCAAGGTGCGGGCCATCGATCAGGTGACGAAACTGCGCATCGAAGGCGCGGAGCAGGTGGCGATGATCGAAAAGCAGAACCTGCTCGATCAGTTCAACGACTTCCGAATGATGGCGGAGGCATACCGGACGCAACTGGAAGCGGCGGGCGTCGATGTCAACAAAATGATCGAGGCGCACCGGACCGAGTTGAATAACAAAACTACGGCCCTCGACCAGAAGGCCTTCGACGAGGGGCAGAGGTATCGGCTGGAAGGGTGGAAGAAAGCCAACGACGCGATCATCGAGGACCAGAAGCGGGTCTACGACGCCTTCAAGGATCAGTTCTCGCAACTGTTCGATGCGTTCACCGACAAGACCAAGAGCCTCGGCCAGGCCCTCGGTGATTTCTTCAAGAAGGCCGTCATCGGGGAAGCCAAGGAACTGTTCAGCAGCACGATGGCGGGCGCGGCCACGCAGGCGGCAGGCTATGGCCGACCGGAGGAGAGCCTGCAACGGGGCGGGCAGGGCATCCTGGGCACGCTGCTGCGCCGGGGAATGCCGCCACGGCCTCCGCTGCCGCCGCCGCCGGAGCAGGGCGGAACGGCAGTAACCGGCGTCACCTTTCCGCCGCTCATCAGCAGTTTGCAGAACACCGCAGACCGTAACGAAATCACCGCCAGCCTAAACGCCAACGCCGCCACGGTGTTCGCCAATGCCGTGAACACCTTCGCCGGCGCTTCGGTGAGCAGCAAGGGATACGCCGGGCGCAGCGCGGACGACGACGGCGGCGACGCCGTGGGCGCTGCCTTCCAGACCGCCAGCCAGACCACCGGGGTGCCGCAGCCGCTCCTGCGGGCGGTCGCCCAGGCCGAGTCCAACATGAACCCGTTGGCGGTGTCCCCAAAAGGCGCAATGGGACTGATGCAACTGATGCCCGCGACGGCGGCGGGCAGGGGCGTCACCGACCCGTTCAATGTCGGGCAGAACGTGATGGGCGGTGCCCAGGAACTGCAATGGCTGCTCAAGCACTACGGCGGCGATCAGTCGAAGGCGCTGGGGGCTTACAACTTCGGTGTCGGGAACTACGACAGAGCTATCGCCGCTGGGCGGTCGCTGCCGCGCGAGACGCAGAATTACGTGGCGCGGGTCATGCGGATCATGGCGACCTCGCAGCCGGATGCGGCGGCGGCGGCAGAGGCCTCCACGTCGTCGGTGACCGTGCAGCAGCTTGCCAATCTGCCGATGGCGACGCCGGGGGTGCCGAATCTGTTCGGACTGCCCAGCGGGATCGCGGGCGGGATGCCCACCGGAGGCGATGCACTGACCGGGCCCAGTGTGGCGGAACTGGCGAACCTGCCCATGCAATCGACGGCGCTGCGGCGGCTGGCCCCCTACCTGACGGGCCTGGCGGGCGCGGGAGGCCTAAGAACGGGCGCAGGCGGCACGGCAGGAGGCCTGCCGAAGCTGCCCACGCTCTCGTCTCTCGGGGAGTTCTTCGGCATCTATGGCAAGGGCATCACTTCGGCGGGAACGATAGCCACCTCCCCGGCGGTTGGGGCGCTGGCGACGATGGGGGGGATGGCGCTATTCAGCAAGGGGATGCAGCAGCGCAACACTGCCGCCACAACGATCGGCGGAGGCCTCGCCGGGGCGGGTTACGTGATGTCGCAGCCGGGGCTATTGGCGTCGATGTCGGAGCAGCCGGGTGGAGCGCTCGGCGGGATCGGCGCCGGGGTCGCAGCGGGCGCTGGGCTGGGTCTGTTCGCCAGCGGGTTCCAGAAGGGCGGCGGCGCTGGTCTGGCGATGGACATAGGCGGCGGGGCGCTGGCGGGCGCGGGGATCGGCTGGATGGCGGGTGGCCCGCTCGGCGCGGCCATCGGGGCGGCAGTCGGAGCCGTGGCGGGCGGCGTTACCGGCGTCGTGCGGCTGTTCGTCAAGACGGAGCAGGAGCGCATCCGCGCGGGCATCAAGCAGGTTTACGGCCTCGACATTTCCAACCAGCAGATCCTGAAACAGATTCAGCAGATCGTGGACACCAAGTACGGCGGCAGCGTGACCATCGGCATCCGGTCCCAGGAAGTGCAGGACATCGTGCGCCTCTATGCGCTATCGACAGGCCAGGCAGCGAACCTGCCGCGGCCGATGTATGCCGCGACGATTGCGCAGTCGCAGGCCGGGGGACTCGCCACGCAGCCCGTCTATCAGGGCGGGGTCCTGGTACAGAATCCCTACACCGGGCCGACGACGTACCAGTACCAGACGGCGGTCACTTCGGCGCAGGGTCTGATGTCGGGCACCAGCCAAGGCGTGCCGGGAGCCGGCGGGCAGGTGAGCAGCATCTTCATGCAGTTGAATCCGCAGCAGGCCAACGACCTGTTTACCGGGCGCGTCGTGCAGGCCGTGCAGCAGAACCCCTCGGCCATCGCCTCGGCCAACGCCAGCGCGACCCGCTCGGGCGACAGCCGGGTGACGCAGGCCTCGAACATGCTGGAGCCGCTGACGAGCCTAAGCTGATGCCGCAGAATCTCAACCCAGCCAACCCGACTACGGTGATGCCGAAGCAGCTTTGCAAGAGCTTCCAGGAAGACCTGCGCATGGAAGCGCTCATGAATCAATACCCGGATGGGTCGAGCGACCGCCTGGCGCTGGCGCAGAATGTCCGCCACTACTTCCGCATGATGCAGGGCCTGAACGGAACCGACTGGGCGAACATGCGGCAGTTCTACATCAACCAGCAGGGGCGGGCATTCTACTTTTACAACCTCCGCGAGACGGTCCCGATGGGAAGCTACGACCCGACCGGGCAGAACACGGTCGGCAGATACACCGTCGTCTTCGACGGCCAATGGTCCGACACCTACAACGTGGCCCGCACGGATGTGGCCATGCAACTCCGCGAGGTGGTCTGATGGTCCGCATCGAGCTGCTGGACAGCCTCGGTCCGGTGCCGATCCCGGCGCCACCGACCATTGGCGCGTTTCCGCTGCGCCCCGACTTCGGCATCGGCATCGACTACAATCCCTCGGTCGTCGTCCACACCTTCGACCAGCCGGGCCTGAAGACGGAGCAGCGCTACCTGCTGGCACCGATGGGGGCGCGGCGCTTCAAGTTCGCCAAGCAGCACCTCTCCTGCCGCGAGTACGAGGACCTGAAGACCCACTTCGAGCAGGCGCAGGGCGGCTACGCGCAGTTCCCCTACACGGTGTATGAGCCGGGGCCGGGGCACGGCGTGCCCAGGACGAGCCAGCCGGCTTATACCACCGAGAATGTAATCGCCCGCTACGAGAACCCCAACATCACGTTTGATTACATGGTGGCGCTTTTGATGAACGGGCCTGGCCTGAGCTTCCTGGAGGTGCCGCAGACGACGCCGCAGTACACCTCGGTGAAGCGCGTGACGCGCGTGCCCGACGCGACCCTGAGCAGCGCACTGCAGGACCAGTTCCAGCAGATCATCCCGCTGATCTCGCTTGTGCCGCGCGACAATCCGGCCGCGGCGGTCTATCTCTCCAATCAGGCCGTCAAGGTGGACAATCAGGCCTACCTGCCGCGAATGCTGGAGTGGTCGGGGATCTCGCAGAGCATCAACGAGAATTCCGACTCGGCCAGCTTCACGTTCGGCAATGCGGACGGCGTCTGGCAAACCTTCGTCAATCAGGTCAACCTGTACGCGGCTTCGATTCAGGTGAGCCTGTTTCACGTCGGCAGCCAGTACATCCTCGACCTGTGGATGGGATCGGTGATCAACTGGGGGTTCGATACCGGCGGGCGCTTTCAGATCAATGCCTCGGACGGCGTGTTCAACCTGAGCCTCGCCTACCCGTCGCGGAAGGTACTGCGCACCTGCTGGAAGGTCTACAAGGGCCGGTGGTGCCCCTCGACGGCCAGCTTTCCCGACTGCCCGAAGGACTACGATTCCTGCGTGGCGCGGGGCGTTCCGCATTCCTTCGGCGGGCTGGTGATCCCTCCGCAGGCCGTCCACATCCGCGACAATTCGACGGGCGTCTTCGGCTTCGGGCGCAGCGCCATGACCTCGGTGACGGTCGTGCAGGACACGGTGTACCAGCGCCCGGTGCAGGAGATCTTCACCGACGAGCCGATGAACATCACGGTGGATGTGGCGGCGGGCCGCGACGAGAGCGACTTCTACGCGGCGCTGGGCATCGTCGGGGAAGGCCCGATCTCGGCTTACAACAACAACCTGATCCTTCAGACGCTGGACGGCCAGCCGCCGCAGGACCCGCTGCATTTCAGCGGCTGGCGGGCCTTCACCGGGACGGAGCCGAGCGGCGCGTACGACTTCGTGGGCATCAGCCAGGCCAACCCGGCAACCGGGAAGTGGGGCAATCCGGACGGCTCTCCCTACATTCCGCCCGGCTCCACCTACTGCGGCGGTCTGGCGATGGCCGAGATCCGGCGCACGGACCAGAAGGGCTTGCAGCTTTCCGCCGTGGCCGACCACAACATGACCGTGAATGTGACGGGCGGGATCGGCGGGTGGGTGTGGAACGGGGTGGGCAACAGAGGCTGGCTGGACTCTCTGCACAACTGCGTGTGGGTGGCGGTCAACGTCTACCTGCGCGGCATCGGCCTGCGCGTCGATCCGCAGAATGCCGCGGCGGTGCCTGCCTCGGTGATGGAGCAGTACGTGGACGTGGAACAGGCGGGGATCGCGGCGGCGATCTGCGACACGATGGTGCCCAAGATCATCGGCGACGGGCAGGAGTTGCAATTCCCGTTCCGGGGCGTGCTGAAAGAGCAGAAGCCGCTGCGCGACTGGCTGCGCGAGATCCTGAACTGCTGCCTCGGATATTTCACGTTCGAGAACGGCAAGCTGTGGATCGGCATCCGGTCCAACTCCGGGGTGCTGGTGCCCAACGCCTTCCACCGGGAGACGGTTCTGTTCAAGAGCCTCGTCGCGTCGCCCTTGCAGCCGCAGTTCAACTGGCTGGTGGGAAATTTCGGGGATGAGGAATTCGGCTGGCAGTTGAACAACGTGACGATCTACGACATCGACCACGCGAGCTTCCTGGGCACGCCCGACTCCCCGCAGTACCTCACGAACACCATGAGCTTCGTGGGTGTTTCTAACAAGAGCCAGTGCGCCCGCCTGATCATCACCCGACTGCGCGAAGAGATCGGAGGCCTCAAGAGCGGCACCGGGCCGCACGGCACGGACAGCGGCGTCGACGAGCAGATGAACGCCCGCAACTTCCAGTTCCGCACGACGGCGCTGGCTCTCGGCACGCGGCTGGGCGATATCGTCTCGATGACGCACGACACCATGCCGAACGGCGGCTATGTGGAAGGCCGGGTGGCGAAGTGGACCTTCAACCCGGATTTCTCCATCGACATGCAGTGCACCTCGACCACCGACGACATGTACGATATGGTGGCTGGCCCGAAGCCCGTCGATGTCAGTGCGCCGCCGCCTTTGCCCGAGACGCTGAATTCGGCGACGGGCCTGGCATGGATGCCCAGCGAGGTTGCGGCGCAAGCCGGCGATCCCGTCTACAACCCTTGGGAAGCGACCTTCGACCTCTGGCAGGAATACGAGATCACGCGCGACGGTGTTTGGGCACCCACGATCTGGGTCAAGGGCCAGATGCCCGTGAATCGGTTCATCACTCTGGTGCAGCCGCGGATCTTGGACATCGAGTTCCAGGCG